CAAAGGGTGCTGGTTCATGGGAAGCACGATGCGGAACACACTACAAGGCAAAACGATTAAACGTGTACGTGTCCGTGCAACACGTCTGGACACTGGCGGATACAGCGCAAGTCGTCCGATGGTATTCCGCATGCATTCCCATAGTTCACAACCGTCCGGCGAACCGAATATGTCGAACACAAATCAAAGCGTAAACTTTGCACGGGGCGAAACGAAATGGTTTACGTTGTCTAGTGATTTCCACAGTCTATTAAGTAATGGAAGCTGGTACGGTATGGGGCTTTATACCACATCACGTGCAAACAGTAATTACGGAGTATTCAGCGGAAATATAACCGTGCGGGTAACGTACGAGGACTAGAACAAAAAACCAAACTAGGAGGGATAACCGTGCAAATTGTAATATATCGATCGTCTAATAAACGGGTATTGGAAATTTTTCCGGATGTTGTGGAAATATTGGATCGGGGCGATGACTTTATAAAGTGGGATGACGGGTCGATTAACGGCTCAAATCATCTCATTTTAGTTTTACCGGGCGAAATAGAAATCGCCCTTGATGACACACTTACCGAAGACATTATCGAGCAAGATATCCCGTTTGTCCCGCAGTCCGCCGAAACGAATCGAGAAATTGACGTTTTACGGCGGGCATTGCGTGTCAGCGTCGCAAAATTGATTCGTGCGGACGAGCTGTCGGAAGAAGAATTAGGGGCGATGATCGACATATACCCGGAGTTTTCGGCGGGCGAACCGGTGAAAGTAGGCGATCTACTGAAGTACGGCGGGAATCTATACGAAGTAATTCAGGAACACACGACACAAAGCGAATGGACGCCGCCGGAAACGCCCGCCTTGTTTCTAAGGGTTCAGCCGGAGGGCGTAATCCCGGAATGGGTGCAACCGACGGGATCGCACGACGCATACGACGAGGGCGCAAAAGTAACATTTAACGGCGATATTTATATATCTACCGTGGACGATAATGTCTGGTCGCCGGACGAATACGGCTGGGAATTGTACACCGAAGGGGGCGACTAGATATGCCCCGAAGTGACGAAGAAATTCAAGCCATAGCACGAAAAGAAATCGAAAAACGTACACAAGAATTTTTCGATGAATTGTACGAAGTAAAGAAAGAAGTGCGGGAGGGATTTATATCGCAAAGTGATGCGGAAAAACGTATAACGGAGTTGGAAGATAATTTCCGTAAAATACAAGACGAACTGCAAAAAATACCGAATGAAATAGTCGAGATACGATCCCAGATATCCGTGAAGCTGGATAAGTTCATCGAAAATTTATGGAAAGCCTTTTTTCTATTGTTGGGAATCGTTGGGGCATTGGTGGGAATTCGCTTATGGTAAAAATTAAATGGAGGGAAAGCAAATGAGTAATTTCCGAATTCAAAAACCGAACTTACGTTTTAATCGTAGTCTGACGCCTTTACGCCCTAGTAATATTCGTGGAACGGTCATTCATCACACGGCGCACCAAACGTGGGGATTAATGGATACACATCGATATCACCGGGATCGGTTGGGATGGACAGGCATCGGGTATAACTTTTTTATACTTCGGTCGGGTACAATTTACGAAGCACGGGGACACAACGTCGGCGCACATGCCGCCGGGGTAAACAGTCAGTACGTCGGCATCTGTTTTGCGGGGGACTTTGAACGAGGTTCCCAGCGACCAACGCAAGCGCAACTGGAAGCGGGAGCATGGCTGGTCAACGAACTGGAAAAAACGTATTCACGGGCAAAAAATGTCGTGGGACATCGTGACGTCGGATCGACCGTATGTCCGGGACGACGGTTTCCGATGGATGAATTCCGACGCATGGTCAACGGAACCAGCGGAAGATTTCAAGATTTATCGAACCGTGACAAGTATGCGGAAAATACCCGTCTAGTGGGCGACGTGGAAGCGTTCCAAAAACTATTGATGCGTGCGGGTCACGATCTGCCACGCTTCGGAGCCGACGGAGACTGGGGAGGGGAAACGCAATCAGCACTGGAAGATTTCCAGCGTAAGCACGAAATCAGTTCCCCGTCTGGGCGATTCTTCGGACGAGCNGGCGACCAAACACGACAAGTGCTGGCGGACGTAGTACAACCGCCGACATTTACCGAAGCATCCGACGAAGAAAAATACAAGCGGATCACAGACGCAGTCGACAGCGTGACGCAACTACAAACAAAGCTGTTGCGTGCCGGTGAAAAGTTACCGGAGTTTGGCGTTGATGGCGGTGTCGGTGCGGAAACACTGGCGGCGATCCAGTCATTCCAGCGCAAGCACGGTTTATCCAGTCCGGGCGGAAACTTCTTCGGATATCCGGGAACACGTACGATGCAAAAGCTGGACGAGGTTGTACGTAGTAATCGATACCGTATTCGATCCGGCGATACATACTGGGGGATGGCGAACCGAAACGGAATCAGCGTGTCAGATATTGAAGACGCAAATCCGGGCGTGAATCCGTCCCGTCTAAGTATTGGACAGACGATTTACATTCCGAAAAAATAATCTAGGAGGGAAAAACGATGTCAGATAAGAAAACATTTATGGAGCGGCTGAAGAAAAAGAAGGTACTGGGTGCGATCTTTTTCGGACTGGTTCCGTTACTAGCGAATGCATTCGGGATGCCTTTACCGGTCGATTACAGCGAAATCGTATACGCCGTGCTGGGTATTCTGGTTATGCTGGGGATCGTAAGTAATCCGGATGATCCCGAAAAACCGTTAAAAGATTACTTGCCGAAAGACCCGGACGACAACGACAAACATATATAAAATGGATGCCCGTGTGCGATTAACTTCGTATGCGGGCGTTTTTTCTATACGGACAGTAACGAAGGTAAAAATCATTCGTCTATACGTACGACAGATATGTTATACTGGGGTCACGAAGTAAATCATTGCGTGGATCATGCGACGGTAATTTTACGGCGTAATACTTAGCGAAGATAGACGAAAATTATCGCTAGGGAACCGATCATATCAGCGTTTTTATACCGATTGCATCATCGCTAGGCGGGTTCGTGAAATCTGGAAGATAACCGCACATGCGGGCAATCCTAATCGAATCAACAATCGGTACATAAAGCGCCTTATGACGGTAACAACGACGTGTATGTTTATGCGTTGCGTGGTTCTTCGCAGATACTTCGTAAATAATTTACGGAAGGGGTTTGCGATTATGGCACGCCGAACAAACAAAGTTGTCCACGCACGGAGGACATCCACATCGGTTACGCTGTCCGCCGCAGAAGAACAGTTTATTTATTACTGCCGGATGCGTAATTTACGCCCGGAATCCATCGTCACATACACGAAGCATTTGCGTCAGTTCCGGCGCATGGTTATCGACAGCAAGAAATTTCCGGAGGATGTCAGTTTAAACGAATTCACCGCCCACGACATTAATTATTACGTAATCCGACCGATGATGGACGCCGGGTACAAAACATCGTCGATTAATTCCACGATTCGGGTATTAAAAACCTTTTTCGGATGGGCGGAACGATCCGAACTGATCGAAGTCAGTCCGATGGATACCGTCCCCAAATTAAAGGAATCGCAAACAGTCATCGAAACATTTTCCAACGATCAAATAAAACGATTGTTGCGTGCGCCGGATCGCCAGACGTTTTCCGGCTTGCGGGATTACGTGATTATGACGATCATGCTGGACACGGGAATCCGGGTATCGGAGTTACGGGACATCGAAATCCGAAACATCGATTTTACAGCGAATCAAATCCGGCTATCCCGGACAAAGAACGGTAAAGAACGAATGATCCCGATCAGCACCGACACGAAGAAATTAATCCAGCAGTATTTAAAAGAACGGGGCGTACTGGAACACGACTGGCTGTTTATCTCATTGTCCGAAGAAAAATTGTCGACCCGATCGATTCAAAGCAGTATCCAAAAATACGGGAAACAAGCGGGGGTAAAAAATGTCCGGGTTTCCCCGCATACGTTCCGGCACACCTTCGCAAAACTGGCGGTCATGAACGGGGCGAACGTGTTCGATCTACAATCGATACTGGGACACAGTTCACTGGATATGGTGCGCCGGTATGTGAATCTATATTCCAGCGACATTTCCGACAGTCATCGAAAATTCAGTCCGATATCAAATTTAAAATAAAGTGTAACATCATTTACCCTCTTTCGTTTATCCATACGAAAGGGGGTTTTTGCATGGATTATTTTATGAAGGTCGACAGACGTATCGCAAGGGATCGGCAATTTCTAAAGCCGACAGAAAAGGCGGTGTATTACACGATCAGTTCGTATGCACACTGGACGACGAAAGAAGCGTTTCCGTCCGTGGACACGATCGCAAGGGATACCGGCGTCAGTCGACAGACAGCGCATCGAGCGATCCGGAAATTAAAAGAACATGGATTGATCGATGTAAAAAACCGGTATTACGAGGGCGGCGGGCAGAAGTCGAATAAATTTACCTTGTTGGATGTCCCCGAAAAATTCACGCTAGACAAGGAATAATGCCCCGGTTTTACCCGTGATGATACAGACGGTAGTTAGTTTTTGAGCTACCGTCCCTACCGTCACAAGCACACGAAAGAGAATTATACTAAAGAGAATTATACGAAAGAGAATTACTAACGTTGCATGTTCACTTCGTTCACATGCGATCCCGCAAATAAATAAAAATATTTTTACGCAAAATGGTAACGACATATAAAAGCATTCGTTTATACATGCGAAAGGAGGAATTTAATGTCGCTGTATATCATGAGTGCGTTATTTCTTTTAAGTGGTATTTACGTCACTGTTTCCGACTTAATCCAAATTAATCGAAAGGGTGGATGATTAAAATGTTTACATGGGAAGCGGTTCTGTTTGCGCATCTGATGACGGGGTTCGTGGTCGCTTTAAAGTCGTACCTGACGAAGAACGGGCGGGCAAAAATACGATATGCGAAAGTAATTTCCCCGAATAAATGGGTCGTACCCGTCGGGATGATCGCCGGAATCTTCGTATCGGCATTAATGGGAGTGTTCGCCGCATGGATGGATATCCGGAACGAATCCGTCAAAGAAAAGATGCGGGATATGCCGGTGTGGACGTTAAAGCTGGGAAGCAACGCTGTCGCCAGCGAATTGACAACATCCGACGCATACTTGTATATCGAAGAAATTATGCGGGATTCAGAAAACGCCGCCGTCCGAACCGAAACAATGTTGGATTACGAAAATCAAGAAATCGTCGTTTTCCGATACTAGACGAAAGGAGAATGCGGGATGTCGAAAAAATTACCACATGCGAAGGACTGGAAAGCACGGGACATTAACGACTGGAACGTTACCACATTTCACACGTACATTTCCGATCTGCATTACGAATTGTTTTCGGTCACGTATCATCCGATGCGGGGCTGGCAAGTAGAAAAAGGGATGTTGAAAAACGCCATCAAGACGTACGGAAACGAAGTCATAAAGGAGTTTATCGACGAGACTTTCCGGGATTACACGCCAAACGAAAAGTATCCGGGAACCAGCTTCGGATTTATGTGGACGTACCGCAAACGAGAACTGCAACGGATCGAACGGGATCATCATCGCAAGCAAGCCGACGAACAGCGGCGGGAAACGAAGCAGTGGGACGATGACTTTCTGGATGACTGGCTATAGGAGGTGGGTAAATGTGTTATTGCCGAAAGGATTGTATATTGCGGGATATCCCACGTAAGACCGAAAATACTTGCGGCGACTATTGTCCGCACCGAATCGCTTTACACGGGATGTCCGGAAAAGGTGGGCGGGTAAACGCATCCAACGTACCGGACGAATACAAAAATTTTACGTTGACCGATAATCCGATCCGAGCCGATCAGCCGAAAGCGTACAAGGTTCTGGATAAATACGTCGAAACATTTTCCCGTATGCTGGATGCGCCGGAATCCCCGTCGTCGCAAATCAAAAATATTTATTTGTGGTCACGGGCAAAAGGAACCGGCAAGACAGCGACCGCATCGATTCTGGTTAATGAATGGATTAAACGTTCTTACTTGATGCACTTGCAAGCCGGACTGGTTGCGCCGGAAAAGATGGCATACGTACTGGATATGGTCGAATTACAAACGTTGTACAACTTTCATACACGGGGCAACGTCGCCGGGTCGGAAGCTAACGACGCCTTCGAAAAATATTCGCAGATGGTAACGAAAGCAAAAGACGCCGACTTTCTGGTTATCGATGACATCGGCGCACGGGGATCATCCGAAGCATTTACGACCGATCTGCATTGGATCGTCAATCATCGATACACCAAACGCAAGCCGACCGTTTACACGTCAAATGTGCCGATGGAAGAACTGGAAAAAATTTATGATGGCAAGTTGTACGATCGAATCCGGGACTTGACGATCGACATCGAGTTCACCGGGCAATCTAAAAGAGGGGGTCGAAAATAATGGAAGAACGAAAAGCAAAATACGATGTGGGGCATAAAGTAAAAATCAGCAGGGCGTCCGGGGATTCGGTGGAAGTATCGGAAGAAACATTCGAAGTCATGCAGGTTTCTAATTCGGTTGTTATGGGTCAGCCGGTTTTTCTATACACGTTGCAATCCAAATCAACGTATAAAACGTATCGGAATATTTACGAAAATGTTCTGATCCCGGCAAACGCAAAAGACCCGAAGGAAGAACAGAAACGCATCGAAAACAATACGAAAAATCAAATCAAAGAATTTGTCGAGAACTACCGGAACGGGTTGGAATTGTTCGTACTGTTTGGGGACGACAAGTATCTGGAATATGCGATGGAAACCATCGACGCACTGATCGAACAGTACGGAACACATTACTATTCTATCGATCACCTGCTGGATTTGTACAACGATTTCCGCAAGCTGGCGGAACATACGGGGGACAAGACGTTCGAACAAAAAGCCGACGAAGTTTTCGCACTGATGACTAAAAGCGACAAGGCGGATGAAGAAATGGGGGCTTAATATGGCGTACGAGGGCGAAGCGTTTATCAGTAAGGTACTGGATACCGGGGACGTAAACGCATTCAGCCGATTTGGTATCCGGGAAGAAACGTTTATCACCGACACGGAAAAAGCGGCGTACCGTTTCATTGCAGATTATGCGGAACAAAACCACGGGGAAGTTCCTGACCCCCGGACGGTCGAAGCGGAGATCGATGGCTTTGTTTATATGCCACAAATACAAGATACGTTTAAATCGCTGGGCGGACGGCTGAAAGAGGAAGCCGGGGCGCAAGCCGTACTGGATTTATGGAACAGCAAAGAGGTCGCCGATTTATTCAGCGGCGCACCGACAACGGAATTTATCGAATATGTCATGCGTCGATTGATCGACATATCCGATGACATTGCGGCGGGAAATCAAAGCGGCTTCGACATCAAGCGGGACATTGAGCGATTCAAATCCGAGTACAGGCGACGCAAAGAAGGAAAATCATTCAAGATGTACGAATCACTTTTCCCCAGTATCGGGGACGCCATCGGAAATTATCTAAGCGGAAACACGTATGCATGGTTCGGACGATCCGGGCGGGGGAAATCTATTTTCGTCATGATGGAAGCGATCCACGCCGCACGCAACGGGGCAAACGTTTTGATCTGGTCACTGGAAATGTCGTGGTATGAATTGATGGCACGATTAATATCTGCCCTGAGTGCGTTCGAAGGAATGCTGACGATCACAACCGAAGATGGCGTCCGGATGCAGGGCGGATTTTCCCCGAAAGATTTGCTACGGGGCAAGCTGTCGGATTATGAGGAAGCGACACTGGATGTGTTCTTCGAAGAATTATCCGAAAAGCTACCGGGCAACATCAAGATCAGATCGATCGACGATGAAACTTTTACACGGCGGGACGCCCGACAACTGGAAGCAGATATTAAAACGTATAATGCGGACGTAGTCGTCATTGACCCGATCTATTATATGACGATGGAAAAGAATACCGGCAAGACAACCGGCGGGGATGTCGCCAAAACATCGCAGAAATTACGAGCCATCGCCGGACGTAATTCGGTTGTAATGCACGTCATCACGCAAGCGGAAGAAGTTCGGGACGCCAAAACGAAAGAAGGGGAACGGGTCTTGCGGCTTCCGTACCGGGAAGAAGTGAAAAAAGCGTCGCAAATTCTGGAAGATGCCAGCGCATTGATCGGGATTGACACGCTGGATGGTCGAGGACTGATTTCCATCGGCAAGGGGCGAACTGGCGGCGAAGATTTAATCGTCGAAGTGATGTTCCTGCCGTCGTACGGATTGATCCGGGAGATATCGGGAGCAGATGCGGATATATTCTCATTTTAACGAAAGGGGCGGGCAACATGAAATTTATACGGGTTTTTTGTACACGGGCGCAATCGCAAGTGTTAATAAACGTAAATTTTATAACTGACGTAACGGATCAAGGAAAAGACGATCGCACGGGATATAATATGCTGGAACTTAATACGGAGGGTAACAGCCATCGGATCATCGGGAAACTACATCATTTCGAAATGTTCGTCGAAGAAGTATTGACCGACGACACAAGACAGGTGTATCCGTTC